AACTGCTACGTTAACCGTACTGCCTGTAGTCAACCTAAAGTCTTCTGGTAACTCAGTACCCTTAGCGTCACATTGCATAGGCTTGTTAGTCAACTCTGCGCCGTACGCGCCTTTCAATTTAGCTTTGCCTACGTAGAAACCATCGTCGTCTTTAACGAATGGCATCTCTAACTTGGCAGGCCACTTGGCTTCTTTCTTTTCTTGGTACGCTTTAGACATTTCAAGGAACAACGCCTTGGCTTGGTCTTTGTTCATACGGAATGACATCTCGTATGACGCGCCATCTTCTTTCGGGTCACAAGATACCGAACGGTTCTCGGCATTGTCAAAACGATACGTCTGGTTGATACGTGGGTATTGTGCTTCTACATTGTTTACTAAGTACATGCTCATTCTCCTAAGAATGGTTTGGGTTATGTTCGTACCCATCGGTAATTCCAAAGGGTGACGATCCTACGCTCTGCTCGATAACGAGCAAAGTTATTGCTTCTTTCGTGTCAGGGTGATTCTTAGTCTGACTTACTACGTCTACCTCTTGCTTGCCCAAGGAACGGACTGGCTTGAAGTAAAGTTTTGGTACGGCGCTGTACTCATCGAAGTACATTTTGGTAACGATAGACGCTGCTTGCGTATTATTTTGTGATAACAAACGAACGTATTCTTGCATTGGCATGTTGCCCTTTACAGTTTTACCAAAAATAGAAGTGGCTGGCAACTGAATTTGATAAACTTCATCTAACTTTTCAGCCGGTGCTACTGCTAATCGTTGAGAAAACCTACAAGCCCTACCATTACTTCCAGATGAACCGCGTACATTTTGCTTGCAGTCCATACACCGACGACTCTGTACCTGTTCTTCTGGCACGTCCGCGTCAGGTGTTTGTGTTGTAGACGACCAACACGTTGGTGCTACAGTTTTACTAGGGTCGAAATCTGCGGCGTAGTATGAACGTGATACGGGTGCCGCGTCTAGTAAAACAACCTCCATACTGTTGTCATAAGCAAACGGTTGCCCCATGAAGTTCCCACCCCGCAAGCTGATTCGGCGCATCTAAGCGTCCTCATCCACGCTAAGCCCTAAGTGCGCAAGCGTGTTACCTTTCCAGTCATCGGTAGAGGTTCGGCTTAGCATAGCGTCTTCAACTAAAGGTATCTTAAACCTATAGGTATGGCCTACACTTACGTAGGTGTGCTCAGGTATGTGGCCATTGCGTAGCCACGCTCGAACAGTAGACACAGACACCCTAAAGTGTTTGGCTAACTCTTCTATTGTTGCTAGTTGTTCCATTACTTTTTCCTCACTGATAATGTGTATTCTGAATCCACGTTAAGCCCCATAGGAACTACATCGGGATTTTCTTCTAAGTACTGGCGCATGTTAGTTTGGTTAACACGTTTGTCTAACAGCTCCGGCACTCCCTCTTCTAATATAAACTTGTGCATGGACTCCCAATCGCTAGTCCAGTACCGTGTCTTAGTGCTACGGTAGAACAAGCCCTCGGCGGTACGTACACTTTCAACACCTTGCTCATCACAATATTTAAGTAGTGCGGCTTTCACTGCGTCTAACTTCTCAGACAATGCTTTGTCTTCTTCTTTGAAGTTGGCCGACAACTCTGACCGCTTGCTACGTATCTTCTGGTACACCCGTACCATCTTGGCCACGTCTAATGGTTCTGACATAACTACCTCCTAGTTAGTGGACGAGTAATATAATGGCATGTAATGCCCTAGTCAAGTAGTTCGTTGTAAAGATCGATCATTTTTGTGTGTACGTCTATTCTATTATCTAATAGTGAGTACACACGTTTTTCTACGGCAGAACCTTGTAACTGGACGACGGTACATTTGTGGTCTTGTCCTGCTCTGTGTACACGTGCGTTGGCTTGGGCGTATGTTTCCAGTGAAGAAGTTGGCCCCCACCATACGACAGTGTTTGCAGCGGTCAGGGTCACACCGTGTGCAGCGGACTGCGGTTGTATGACTAACACCTTGGGGTCGTCGGTCTCTTGAAACCGTTTGAATATCTCAGTACGTTTACTAGCTGGTACATCCCCACGTATAACCTCAGTGGCTATACCGTCATCACGTAGCTTGTCTGTGAGTATGTCAATGACATGTTTGAACGGTACAAACACGAGTATTTTCTTACTCGACTCATCAATGACTTCACGCAGTACTTTGTATCGGTTCTTAATATCAAACTCTAATGTCTCTTTGTCATCGGTGTACACTGCGCCTGCGCTTATCTGTAGTAGCTTGTTCATGGTAACCGCTGCGTTTACTGCGGTAACTTGCTCGCCTGCCACGCGCATAACGAGCTGATCCTTCAAAGCCTCGTAATACTTCTTCTGCTGACTTGTTAACTCGACCTCACGCTTAACGTATACCATTGGCGGTAGGTCTAGGCATTCCTCCTTGGTAAACCGTATCGCAGGTTGTAGTGCGTTGAATACTGTATCAGTAGCTGACTCTTTCGGTGCCCACTTGAATTGCGTAACGCGAACCAATACTTGATCTCGGAACGCACTAAAGAACTTAGGTACTGCTTTGGGGTTAACAAGTTTAGCTAGGCCATACGCATCTACTGGGCTTTGTGCGGCGGGCGTACCCGTCATCAGCCACAGCCACGTGTCTGGTTTAACTACCCTGTTTAGAGTTTTCCAACGGTCGGTCTGCACATTCTTGTAGTGAGTAGCCTCATCTATAATGATACAGTCGAAGCCCCCATCAGCTATGACGTCTTGTACTATCTTCACACCATCGTAGTTAATGATAACGAACTCAGCGCCACCCTCGATTATCTTTCGGCGTTTTGCTTTCGCACCATGCGCCACGTCAACTGTTCGGTGCATAGCAAAGGTAAACAAGTCAGCACGCCACGCGCTATCCATGATTGACAGTGGGCATATAACCAACACGCGGTTGATCTTGCCTTGTCTCATCAAGTAGTCAGCCGCCCATATTGCGCTGGCTGTCTTACCTGTGCCCTGCTCATTGAAACAGAACGCACGGCGGTTCATAGTCAAGAACCCTGCTGTCTTCTTCTGGTGGTCAAACGGTTCGTACTTACCTGTCCACTCATACCTACCCTCAATAGGTGATGGCGCGTTGATCTTCATGTTACGTAAAGCCTTGGCCTCGTCTAGTCCCCAACTAACCGCTACTGTGTTAGGGGCGACTTCCTTACTCCTAGGTATAACCTCGGTGACTTGCTTAGGGTTACGCAGTTTAAGTAGTATGGCTTTGTTATCTAAAATTCTCATCTATAGGTCTAAAAGCGATACGATTGTTTTCATTGGCCCCGCCACCGATTGGTAATCATCTGCACCATGGCCAAAAAAGATTCTAGTAGCGTAGCTCTCGTTGCCATTGCTCCGTTTAATATGCATTGGCTCCATGTATAACACGTTGTCTAAATTTACTAGTATTGTTTTGCGGTCGTCGTATCTCGTTAAAAGTATAAACTTGCTCATGTCTTACCCCCTGATTTATAGTTACGTGCTCGGTTCTTACTACTACTTTCTACCTTGTACCCATCAGCATTCGACCCGCCATTGGCTAGCGACTTGTTGTGCGATATGTCTTTACCTTTACGTTTCTTGTACCCGTGCTTCTTATCGAACGCACGTCTAGCACGCTGTCGTTCCATACGTGCTCTGTGTTCTTTACTACCTACTGGCGCGTTTTTCTGCGGCTTTCGGTCTTTCGGATTCTTGTACGGCATCTGCCTTATCCTCTTTTGGTTTATTAAAGATACGGTCGAACTCTGAATTGAACCGCTCCGTATCTGCTGTTGGTCGTCTTCTACTACCTTTACCCATTACCCTCTCCCGTTATGTGGACACTCTAATACGTCACACCATGCTCGGCACAACCCGCTTGGGTTAGCGTTCCACACGTTGCTATCAGATGCGATCACCATTTGTTTATACTTACCTACATACTTTTCAGTTAACGCCCGCTGGTCGTCAGTGCGTGTGTACCTACTCCTGATAAGGTCTTTAGACACGACAAACAACAGGCCACCTTTCACCACCTCTATTTCTGGGAAGTGTTTCCACACTGCTAAAGCCATAAGCTCTAGCTGTCCCTTGTCTGCGTACCGTGCCGACTTGCCTGTCTTGTAGTCCACAACCCACGCTAACTTCTTGTCATGGTCTACTATAATTAGATCGGCTATACCTCTGAACCATACATCGTCATCTCTGAACCCGCATGGCTCTAGGTTAGCTGTTAGCCCTAGCTCGTACTCGCACAGCTTCTCCCCTTGGATGCGGTTAAGTGCATCGAGTGAAGGTTTACAGTAGTCGTACTTCTTAGGTAGTGGCTTGTTGTCACGTATGTACTCCTCACACGCAAGGTGTACGTCAGTGCCGTAGCGCATAGCGTCAGTTTCTTTCTGCGGATATTCTTTTAATATCTTCACATGGTAAAACTGCTTAGGGCATGTCTCGAACGCTTTAAGTTTACTAAACGACCACGGTGCTATGCTCACAATAAGTAATCCTCTAAATCATTAGTTCGGTGTTGGTGGTCTTCTATCGCCCGCCGTTGCTCTATCGTAAGGTTAGATGATGTTTTGTTAAGGTACCTATCCCTACCTTTCTTTTCCTCAACTTTCCTAGTTGTAGCGGTGGAGCAGGGGACACATGCGGATGATACCGCAGCCATCTTCTCAGCTCCTTGTTTACACCAGCGCCTTTGGTACCCACCACATTTAGGGCATGGCGTGTTAGTCGTGAATCTCTTAGGGCCACTCATAACTTTTCTATGGTGCTTAACGTAAGCGGTGCCTCTGTCGGTAAAGTCTACGGGCTTAAACACAAGATCTTTCATATCGTACTCCTTGTTGGTCGTCAGCCTCGATTTCTGCTAGACATATGTGGCACGTCAGTTCGTTTTCTTGCGGCTCATCTGATACCAGCTCCCCACAATGCTGGCAATTAAAGTAATCGCTCATTACCACTCTCCTTTATTTTCTTGTGTATCTCTTGGCGGTGGACACTAACTGATCTAGGTGCGTTGATGCCTATCTTCGCTTGCCCATACTCGTTTATGCCTAACACTACAACTTCTACATCATCACCTATGATGATAGCTTCACCTACTTTACGCGTAAGGATCAACATTACACTTCCTCCTTTTCTTTGAGTTCGCGGCGCTTGACGCAATTTTCGCACTCACAAGTGCCTAAGTAGCGTTCTATAACTTGTCTGGCTTTGGCATAGTCTATTTCCTGCTGCACCTCCTTTGACCTTTCGGCTACTATTTTGTGGGGGTCTTCCCCTAATAGCACCAAATCTACCTCTTCCTCAGTAAGCTCTAGCATTTCTGGCTCTTTACGTGTTCTCCTAAGCATCCTAATGGCTAAGGCTAAAGTAAAGATAGCGAAGCTACCAACCAATACAACATTTAATAAAATTTCCATTACTCACATCCCCCATAAGATTTATCAAAACCACTCTCACAATCGAGCGGCATACCTTTACACCACGTAGGCACGTACCGCATACACTGCTCTATGTATGCTTGCCCCTCTTCAATTTCTTTCTTCGGTACAGCACACACGATACTATCATGTACTGTCATAGTCACCTTATACTTCTTAGATATAAGTAACAACTGCTCACCTATAATTATACGCGCCAAGGCTTGGCATATGTTCTCTGTTACCTTTCCACCATAGATACGGTTTCGGCCTTTTCGGGTCATGTAGTTAAACTCTGGCCCACGCTCACCTTGTTCGTAATCCAAATTGTCGTACCGCATGTACAGCCCGTTGGGTAGGTGTACCCGCCCATCTAATCCTGTGGTAGTAAATTTGACTGTGTTCAAGAACCCGAAGGAACCCCGGGAATTACGGGACATCTCTACTAACATGTTCTGACATGCTCGCCAGAAGTGTGTGATCTTCCAATTCTTATCTCGGTACACGTTTATGATACGGCGTGACTCATCAAGTGATATGACAACACCTGACTGCGCCTTGAGCTGCTCCTTAAATCGTTGCGCTCCCATGCCATAACCTGCGCCAAGGATAGCTGTCTTACCTACGAACCTCTGCTCCTTGGTAACGTCTTCTACTTCTACACCGTATATGTCAGCCGCCATGTGTTTGTAAACGTCTTCACCTTTGGCGAACGCTTGTACTAGGTCTTGCTGATCTGCTAGCCATGCTAGTACACGTGCCTCAATCTGCGACGAATCACAATCAACTAGCATGTAGCCCGCTGGTGCGATGATACTTTTCTTTAGCTTCTTACCATCAACACCACGGCTGGGTAGGTTTTGCATGTTGATCTTGTCGTCACCACCCCACCTACCTGTGTGTGCTGCGTAGTACCTAATGGGTACAGGCAACTTACCGCGAGAAGCTATAGCTATAAACCTCTCAGTGCGTGTTTCTTCTAAGGTAGACTTCAGCCCTAGACGTGCTGTGGCTAGTGCTTGTACCTCTGGGCTATCGTGATTCAGTAATGCTTTAAACCCTGCATCAGTCTTGGCGAAGGCATACGTCTGCTTACCAGTAGTGAGGCTTTCTTTCATTGGTGGGGTAACACCCTGTGCCTCAAGTAGTGCGGCGAACTTAGGGTTACTCATCAGGTCTTTCTTGGCTACGCCAGTAGCATCTAGCAAAGATTGTTTGCGTTCCTTCACATCGGTAAGGTGGTCGGCTAACAACTCAGCATCCAACTCCAGTAC